GCTGGATGTTTATTGGGCCAGACCCTGTCACTGAACAGATCTTCGGTTACCAAATCCCACTTGAGATCATGTGGTTGTCTATGATCCTCAATATCAATGCTGTATCCTTCTTCGTCTAGTACGGGCAAAATATGAGGCAAGCAATTTATAAATGTACTACCACCCATTGTAAAGTAACCCACACAGCCATCCCAACGTCCTAGCTTGTAGGCTGGCACATGATAGGCATATGGTAAAAAGAACTTGAGCTTCTTCTCTAACTTGCGACGAGTAGTCAACCCAAGTCCTTCAAACTTGCAGTTAACCTCGTCTTTGAGGATCAGTTTTGTTTTCATGTTTTAATAATACAATCGTTTATATTTTTTGTCAATACCTTGGTAGGCTTGCTTTTGCTTGTAAGTTATTTGCGTGATTTTCCATTCGTTGTAATTGTATTTGTAAATCTGCCACTTGTTGTTTTAATTGTGCAATGATTTCATCTTTTTGTTTGAGTTCTTCTAATCCTCGATATCCGTACTCTGTATATCCATTTTTATCTTCATCAAGCAATGATGCATGAACAAAACCTCTTGCCATTGTTTACTCCTACTTCTATCTTTACATACTAGTACTTATAAAATAAAAGGGCTAGTAAGAAATCTTACTAGCCCCAAGTCCTAACTGGTGTGAGTGAGAGTGACGCAGACAGAGGAGTACACCAGTTAGTATTGGTAACCATTATTGTGAGTGAGTTTGGTTACCAAATTCTTTTAAATACGTTTCATACAAGTTGACTCAACATAAGCCTTCCATTTATTAACATTCATCTTGCGCAAGTCTGCAATTTTGAGAACCATACGCAAGCTCATTTCACGCAACCGATTCTTGTTTGTATAGATATAATCCATAACTTCGGCTTCGTCTTGTTTGCTGAAGTTGTAGCTATCAAGCATTCCATCTCCAACAATTTGTTTACAGCGCAAGAACTTGTCTCGCATTGTATCCAGTGTCAAATCCAAGTAGTGACAACGTGACATAATTGCATCCAAGTGATCTTTCATCTTACCACGTGTTTTGTCAAACTTGAGGTTCGTAATAAAGATAATCGAACCTTTAAATTCAAACTGATCAGGCACACCGTTATTAGCCAGTGCCCGGCTTTCGCTACGCCAGCTTAGTGTTCGTTTAGGACTTGAATCCAATGCTGCTTTGAGCAAGTTCAAACTTACTTCATCGTACAACACACTGTCACAGTCATCTAACACCAACACACTGCCATCACCACTGTAATCATACAGCAACTGATATAGACCAATTGGACTAGCAGCGCCTTTTTCAACACCAAACTTGCGAGTTGAACTGCCACTCATTTTAAGCATAATGCCTGCATCTTTGAGTACCTTTTCAACTCCAAAGCTCTTACCAACACCCGGAGGGCCAGTAACAACCATGCCGCGTACCACCCCGTCACATGACGCATATGTCATGTCTTCGAGGATCTGAAAACGCTCCCGCAATCGTTCGATGACTTGCTCATCTGTTTCAGGTTGGGCGGCTTGGCCTGAAACAACATTCTCTCCATCTTCTAAGTAGTCAAATTCACTTTTGTCAACTACCTTAATACGAATGGATCGATCCGGGAAGCCAGGCACTGCACTACCGTCGACGGTAATAAAGTTACCTGTTTTGCCTGTTTTGTATTCTTTAACTAGTGGAAACACAACGTCCTTTACTGTAATGTTCCGATATGTACCGTTTGTGATACGAACTTGTTTTTCTGTTGTCTGCATGGTTCTCACTCCTTTTTAACAACTCACATATTAATAATAGCATCTTTGTTTATGCTGTCAACCTTTTATTTCCTCTATTTTCACATAATTGAACACAGTTTCTTTACAATTTGAAAATTTACTCACGTCATGTGTCTTTACTTTACCAGTAAGAAATACATCTTTACCTTCAAGGATTCCAGCAATATCTGGCTCTCGATTGAAAAAGAATTTACAGATATTACCATTGGTATCTAAACAGGTTACCAAGTGAATACTGTACTTGGCAATAAACTTTACATCTTTAATATAAACAGGAAACTTGAGGCGTTCTCCAATCTTGCCAATGAACTCGCTGGTTTTGCGATGCTCATCAAAAAACGTATCCAATCCTTGACGTTTTTGCATAACACGAAAACTGTTGGGCAAACTTGCTAACACAGCAACACCAAATCCATCTGTAGTTTCATTGCCAATGCTGTTTAGAACACTTTGCTCAAAATCATTAATAGTACCCATCATCTTTTTAGCAATCAATTCTTGCTGAAACTCATCAATAATTTTATCAGCTTGAGCAACAGTGTCTTCGCTGATAGCAGGCATTTCTTCTGCACCTTGCATGTAATTTAAGATTTGAGTCTTATTGTCATTGACTCGAGTATCATCATCATAGTTGTAATAACCAAAACCGCTTTTAATAAAGCCTTGAGCCTTGTCAACTTCAATAGCCAACTCAAGTACTTGACGACTGTTATATGTTGGTTTCTGGCGTGCCATGTTTCTTGTCCTCTGTTTCTTTTCAACTTACACTTATACAATAACACCAAGAAGTCTTATTGTCAACAAAAAAATTATCTATTTGGTATTAAAATTTAATGTGATTCGATCTTCATTGCTGCAATTTTGTTCAACATAATGTTTTTCCCAACTGCAAAAAAATAAACTGCTTCCTTCAGGTACATCAAACCAAGTTGTTGTTTGTGTATAATCTGCTTGATTATGATACTGTTGTGGTATAAAATACTTGGCATTGTCACTTCTTACAAACACAATGTTTCCACTACCAGCAGGCTTTTTTATTGTAATACTGCCACTAAACACACTGTTAGGATGATCGTGTTGTGTTTGGTATCCTCCTGGCTCGGTGATATTAACCCAAGCATTGCTTATATTAACATCAAAATTAATTTTGTTTGATGCAAAAACTTTTATATTTTCATTTACTAATTTCAGCAGTTTCTTAATATGTGGATAGTTTGCTAAATTCAATGAAACAAGATCAACACTTTGATAACTGTTGATGTTAGATTTATTGTCAGTTGGATACTTTTTCTTTATCTTGTATGCTTCAGATTCTATTTTAGAAAAATCTACCTGTTTGTTCATGTCTATTGCACAAACACTAGAAGGAAAAATAATCATTTCATTCATCAGTAAACCACATTAACAACAATAGCTAAAAGTATACAAAATAATACAGGATGCCTAATAGGCCATGTTAACAATCTAATCATGGAGCGGGTAAGGGGAATCGAACCCCTATCCTCAGCTTGGAAGGCTGCGATAATACCATTATACTATACCCGCTTCTGGCGGAGCGTGTGGGAGTCGAACCCACTCAACCAATTAAGGTTGTACGGATTAGCAATCCGCTGCATTACCGTCCTGCCCACGCTCCGTTGTTACATATACTAATATAAGCACTTTTTCCTAGATGTCAACCATTATATTACTATTTAATTAATAAATACAGCTATGCAAAATATTAAAGAAATTATCACACATGCAGGAACAATGATTATTCCTAATTTCTTAGGTGATGAACAGTTAGAAATAATCAGACTACATGCAGACGAAATGGGCCCTGTTAGAGGACAAGATCAAAACCCAAGTTGGGTTAATCCTGACAAGCCAGAAACACATCCTGAAAATTGGTTGGATTGGAGTCACTACTGGACAAGACAGTGTGGCGAAGATAAAGAAGTACAAAGTATCATGCGTAGACTACATCCAATTGTAGATCATTGTTTGCATGAATGGCAGTGGTGGTGTGTCGACTATCATGTTGCAAACCCCGGAGCACAATACATCAGAGCTCATGTGGACATTCCTTACATCTACGAACCATGGAGAAATATTCACGCTCTGCTCGGTCTTCAAATGATTATTGCAATCGACGATTTTACGTTGGATAATGGTGCTACAGCATATTTGCCAAGAAGTCATAACAATATAGAGTTGGATATCAGTGAAATAGGAAGTGAAGAACTAAACGAAGCACTGTTACATAAGGGAGAACGTCTTGCAGTTCGTGCAGGCGGATTGTTGATTTATCATCCAAGGACACTGCACAGCACTATGCCAAACATAACCAACGAGCCAAGAAGAGCTTTGCTTTTTAATGCTGTAGAAACCAGTGTAGTGGATCAACTCAAACAGTATGATCCTGTGTGTTGGCCAGAAAACATGGATAAAAATTTAAAGTCATACTCTCATATACAAATGAGTAAATGGGATGCTCCTAAACTAGTAGAACCAGATTAGACTTTGTACATTTTTACAGTATCCACAGTCATAATGCCTTCTATCCAATTTTCAGCGGCATCTCTGACATAGTGATAACTTTTGTCTGGATATTCTATTTCTCCGATTGAGCGATCATCTTCATAAAAACTGCACATAAGATATTCACTATCTACTAAATTAATAATTGCTCTGCGATTATCTTTTTTAAAATCGTTATACCAGCTCACTGCTTATCTCCAAAATTAATCATATCTCCAGGACGAAGATCTTTTCCTAAATCATCAAATACATATTCAGGGATATGATTGTGATGACAACAAGCCACTGTGTTACACGGATATCCTATTTCTTCGTATTGTCTATTTCTTAGTTTTTCAACAAATTCGTATCGTTTTTGGCTATCGTATATTTCTTTCAATGACTGTGTATTTACATTACCCAACACAATATCGTTGTTATCATCCAAACAACAAGGATACCAATCACCATTGGGCGCAATGAATGCTTCACTTTCGACTCTATGAAACATTGGACAATCTATTTTACTTTGATCAATTTTTATTCGATCTCGATTTCTAAGAAATGTTTTACGTTCAGCCCACATCCCCGGAGACTGATGTCTAATAACAACATTATATTTTTCTAATATTTTTTTCCAACTTTGTTCAACAGCAGCAAGATTACTAAAAGGAACTGTTGCATCAGGAACTTGATCTGGACTGTCTTGCATTAGCATTTTCACTGCCGCTGTGTATTCAAATGCAGGTACTACATTAACAACAAACCATTGTTCAGGGTGCCATACTTTACGTATTTGTAAATATCGAATTACATTTTTTAATACACTTTTATAGCTGATTTTTTTAACAGCATAATAACTTTCAGCATCGTGTCCGTCGATGTTTACTTGAAATTCATCTATTAGTCGTTCTTTGAGTATTACTTCAGCAAGTTCTTTAGTCATCATACCAAAGTTACTCAACATGTTGATTTTAGTTTTTGGAAGTTTTTTTCGTGCATATCGTAAAATTTCAATGAAATCAGGATTATAAAGTGCTTCACCATTTTCACCGAAATGCACAATACCAATATGATTGGGCCAATTTTCAAGTTCGTCCAATATCTTGAATGCTGTTTCTTTTGGCATATCAAAGTTATGCTTGGTACCTCTGGTAGTTGGACACCATATACATTTTGCATTACATCTATTACTTAGAGCTAAATTAACTTCGACTAACATTATCTTCGACTTGTTATAAATGCGCCTTCTGGACTATTAATAGAGGCGATCAATTCTTCCCATTGTCCTGGGCTCATTGCAACAGCTTCAATTTTTTTAGCATCTTCGTCCCACTGTCTAATAAACACAATGTCATCGAAGCTGTTAACAATTACATCTTCATGAATTCCACTATCATCTATAATAGTAATAGTTATCTCATCATGATCAAATTCAACTGTATACATTAACTAAAATGTTTGGCTAGCATATCAATGCGATCTTCTGCCGCAGCCATTTTATCAAGTTCTTCTTGAATAGCTTCAACAATATCACTGTGTTCACCAATACCAACACTTTGGTTCATATATACCATGATGTTTGTTTTCGCACGTTCTAATTCACCTTCGGCGTGCATACGTGCTGCTTTAATTAATTGTTCTTTCATACTTATATCCTTATAATATGGTCTCGGTAGCTGGATTCGAACCAACGACCTCTAGTACCCAAAACTAGCGCACTACCAGGCTGTGCTATACCGAGATTGGCATAGGTGGAGGGACTCGAACCCCCGACACTCGGTTTTGGAGACCGATGCTCTACCAACTGAGCTACACCCATATGTTGGTGCGAGTAGAGGGACTTGAACCCCCACGCTGTAAAGCACTAGAACCTAAATCTAGCGTGTCTACCAATTTCACCATACTCGCTCTATGGCTCCGGCGGTAGGGTTCGAACCTACGACCAATTGATTAACAGTCAACTGCTCTACCACTGAGCTACGCCGGAATAATGGTGCTCCCACACGGACTCGAACCGCGGACCTACTGATTACAAATCAGTTGCTCTACCAACTGAGCTATAGGAGCATTACTAATATATTACATTCTACTTATCACTTAGTCAACTAGTTTTCTTCTTTTGTTTTAAGTGTTTCTGGTATACAGTAAGCACGAATCACAGGAGATCCCATGTATGTTGAATTAAGTTCTCGTGCAGTGTGTACACAATCTGATAATTTAGCATAATATACTCTGTCGGCAATCTCTTTGCCTAAACTTTCAATTACCAATACAAAATATATAGCACCAAACTCTATCATATTGGTATTTATGGTAGTCCTGCCCGGATTCGAACCGGGATCGCTCTCTAATCTGGAGACATTTAACCGCGTATAAGGCGGGTGTTTTACCGTTAAACTACAGGACCAATTTGGTGCGCCCGGAGGGATTCGAACCCCCAGCTAAACCGTTATGAGCGGTTGGTTCTACCATTGAACTACAAGCGCATTGTTTTATTTGTCTGTTCCTTCACAAAATGCTGTTTCGTCTTGAGTAAAGTTTGACGTAACTTGATGCCAAGCAACTTGACACTCTAATTTGCTATTAAACTCTTGGTATCGAGTTACACGAGGTTCTTCTAAACCTATTACAGTACTGATAATCCAAAGTGTCCACATAGTCTTTCCTTGTTTTTGGTGCGCCCACCCGGACTTGAACCGGGACGCCATAAGCGACAGATTTTAAGTCTGTTGTGTCTACCTATTCCACCATGGGCGCATTAATTTGCTTATGGCCCGCCCTTGAGGACTCGAACCCCAAACCTGCTGATTAGAAGTCAGCTGCTCTATCCAGTTGAGCTAAGGGCGGATCAAAAACAAACTAAACTTGTACTGGTTCCTTTGCTGTTATCGTATACAACTTCTTAATAATATTATCAATATCAACTTCTGTCAACCAACCTTTTACTGTATCATAATCTTCTGTGATACCAGGCAAGTTGACTTGTTCACATGCTGTTTTGTCGATTACAGCAATTTCATACAAGCCTTGCTTGTTGCCATAAGACAATTCATTTTGTACAATACTGAGATCATACTTGTCGCCAAATTGTAGTACTACTTGGACACCAGATGGCGATGTAGTTTTCATCATTTTGAAATCAGATAGTTTCATTTTCTTCTTCTTTTAGAGCATCAAACAAAGACTCAGGTATTACACCAAGACCAATCTCACGACGAGGAGCACAATACTCCTCGTATGTTTCGTATTCAACAGCTTCTTTTAAATGACCCATTGACATTACGCTGCCTCCAACTGTGCTGTACACACATAAGGTTTGCTCCATTCGCCCACTGACATATGAATGTAATAAGCAGTATCAAAGTAGTCAATCATTGCGTCACTGTTATCGTACCAACCTTTGTTAGCATGAAAACCTTCTCCCCGCATAGGAGCAGTTTTAATGATCTCGTGTACCTTATCAAAAAATGCTTGATGGTCACCATACATGTGTGTATGATATTGATTGATTTGAGCGTAGCCATCATCACCACGGAAACAATCACTAAAGTCAGTTGGACCTTGTTTAATAGTAACGTCTACGCCATGGCTGCCGCTTGACTTACGAACACCAAATTTAAAATTTGGAAATGTTGCTTTCAATTCGTTACGAATTGCTTGAACATCTTTTGCGTTAATATAAGCCATTTCTCACTCCTCTTTTCTAACTTACAAATATATGATAGCACCAAGACGTCTTATTGTCAACAAAAAAGATGTCTTTTTCGAATCTTTTTTATCCCCAATCTTTGAAGTCGCCAGCTTCTTCGTTGTCGTTATAACCACGAGTGTATGCTGTAATTTCTTCAGCAGTCATCAGTTCCATCGGAACACGTTCACTAGTTCCGGTGTTACCTACAAAATAGTGAGGGTTGTATCCTCGACGGTAGTAACTGTCTGCACCACCACGATCATATGGTCCGCCGTGACGTGTATCATATTTGATTTTAGTTTCGTTAGACATTATGCTGCCTCCTCTGTACAGATATTTTCAATGTGACGCTCAATAGCACAGTCACTCCAATTGCTGAAGTCCAGCGAGCGAGCATAGCTCTTGCTAATACGATCAGCGGTCAAGTAGTAAGCTGACTCTTCCAATTCAATACGCTCAAACTCACGAAGAGTGCCGCTGGGCACACGCTGACTCCAATATTCGGAGTCACTTGGATGAGGCATAGAACCCATCCAGCAGCCAGGCTGTTTGTTGAACTCTTCAGCTTCAGCTCGTTGCGCCATGATATAATCTACAAGTGACTTTTCCATAACGTTCTCCTTACGCAAATAAAGGCTTCATTGTTTCGAACACTTTGTTGTAAGCATTGACTTCTGCTTCATAGTATTCGTAAAAATCGCTGTCATCCTCAAAGCGGGGTGAACCACTAGCATGTTCTTCCCAAACCCGATCCATTGCTTGCATACCTTCTAACAAGTCTCCACGTCCGTAAGTGGTCATAACTTGTACAGCATCTTGCATGGTAGTTTCAAACTTGTAAAAGCTAGGAATTCTGAACATTGCGTCTCTCCGTGTTTCTCAACTTACATATATAATATAGCAAGACTTCTTGGTTATGTCAACTCTTTTCTACATCTTTTTTGAATTTTTTTAACATTTTTTCTTGTTCAGCATATGCTTCAATCTCCCAAGGACGCTCCATGTAAGGAATATCGCTAGGAGCAAACATAGGAAACTGTTTTAGTACATCTTGCTTAACGTGTACAAATTCATGGAAGATAGCAGTAACAAGATCTTCATAATCCAATCCACGCTTAACACGGATTTCGTATTCACGATCATCGTCGCCTTCGAAACAATCAGCATCAACATCCAAATGCTTGGTAATCTCTACATCAACAGCAAGTTTACGATGCTTTGGTAGCCAGTATTCCTTAGCAAACCAAAGTGCTTCTGTAACTGCTTCTCGTTCTCGTTTAGTACCGCCAATTACGCTGTACAACATTACCAAATTACCTCTTGGGTTACAATCATGCGACGACCTAAGTTTTGCTCAACACAGTTTTCAGTGTAGGTTTTTACAGCACCGTCGTCATACATCACAGTAATAAGTTTTTCGCCTTCTGCGTCATCATGAACGGAAGTAATTTCACCTTTTGCAGTGTAATCACTGTACTGTCGAATAATTCCCATTCCAACTTCAAACATTATTGAACCTCTTTTGCAAGTTTTGCGATATCGGACCAAGTAGTAGTAGATTGTTTAGCAACACTTTGCTTAACTGCTTTTAACTGATCTGCTTTGGACATTGCGTCGAACATTTGGTCTAAGTAAACTTGATATGCTGTCATGTTGTTTTCTCCGTCTACATATATAATATAAGACATCTTGGTATTAAAGTCAATAAAAAAGTGCAGAAAAGAATCCTGCACTTTCAAAGGGATGTAATTTTTTACAAACTAATGTCTTCTAGTCCTGCTGCACGTAGTTTTACTACATTATTAATTTGAAATTGTTTAGCATCTAGTGCTTTAACCAAGCCTAGATACTTATTGCGCACTAGTGCAAATTCATTGATGATGTGCTGTTGGTCAATAACTTCATCTTCGCCATCGGCATATTTTTCAGCATCCCTACTTGAGAGTGCTTTGTTATATCCTTCTAGATACTTTCTATAGTGTTTGTTGCGAATTTTACGCATCTCAATATTGAGATATTCTAATATAGCTTCAATTTCCTGCAATTGATTAAAACGATGTTCAACTACACCCGGCATATCACGACTGTGTCGTTCTACATTGCCTTTTAAGCTACAATCTAATCTAGCTTCGTCTAGTTGTTTTTCGTAATAGTCAATTGCAGGAACAATATTTGCTATATCTTGTCTTATTTTGTTAAACCAGCTCATTGCCAATCATCATATTCATCAGAGTCCTCGTCGATATCGTCATATGCATCTTCATAATAACTGTCTCTGATCACTCTGTCAAGTGTTGAATCATAGCCAAACCATTCATCACCTACTTCTGACAAATCGCAAATGTTTTCATTCACAACTGCTAGAAACTTTTCGCAGGCTATCTCACGATCCTTGGCATTGATATAAGGTTTCATTGATAGCCACATATCAACGTATGTGGCTACCTCGCTATCACTCATTTTCATAGGTTACTTCTTCCTCAGGTAAGATATCTTGTTCGATTTGTTCGTTCTCGATATTTACCTCCGGAAGGTCTTTTTGTCCCCATTCTGACATAATAAGATCCAAGCATCCATCGTCATTCCTTTCCCATGCTTTACGGAATTGTGTTACAACTTCACCAGTAACTGGACTTGTATATTCCAAACGGTTACCAGTTTTCTTTAAGATGTTTGTGCTTTCACACAAATCAACAAAACCACTATATGGATTCATACCAGTTTCATATGGAATTTTGATCTGTACACTTTCAAAAGGTTTAGCAAAACGTGTTTTCATTACCTTACAGGCTGCACGAATACCACGTACTTCGCTAATTTTGTTACCTTCCTCGTCTTCTTTGAGCTTGAGTTTGCGCATTGCAACAACAATGCTGGATGCATAGATAAAGCCTTGTCCACCGCTGATCTTGTCATCTGGATCAAACATATCCTGCGATGCGTATGTGTGGTTAGTTGCTACTAGTCCAACATTGTAATCACCAAACATGTTCACACAGTTACGAACAAGTGCTGTAAGTGCTTTAGGTTTACGTCCTAAGTCACCTTTCATATCACCTTTTTGGAACTGGTCAATATCTGTAGGAGTTAGCATCATGCCCAAACTGTCAATTACAAACAGTACCTTTGGGCGATCTTCTTCTTCTTTGTCAGCGAATTGTGCTTTGTAGTCTTTCATAAATTCACTGATAATTTTTGCAACTTCATCAATCATTGCTACGTTTAGTTTGAGAAGTTTGTCTTCACTAGTGTCAACATCAAGTGCTTTGAGCCACTGTTCGTCTAGTGCGTTTTCACTGTCAATAAGCACACAAAAAATACCTTGCTTTTGTGCTTCTCTGATCAGGTTACCACTACAGATAAAACTTTTACCTGCACCACTTTCACCTGCAAACACTGTAACTTTGCCTAGGGGTACACCTTTGTTAAAGTCGCCACTGAGAAGTTTGTTAAGTGTATAGTTACCTGTTGAAATCCATGTGTCAGGATCTCTAAATCCGCTACTAAGCCCAGGCACGCTCTTTGTAATACTTTTGCGGAATTTACTTACGTCAAAAGGTTTTGCCATAATTATCTCCAAGAAAATACTGTAGGCGACTATTGCCGCCTACGTTGTGTTTGATTAGCCGTTGTTACGATTGCGAATTGCTGCTAGTATATCCTGCGCACTTGGCTTTTCGCCTTCTGCTGCTGGTGCAGTCGCTGCCACTGTTTCAGCTACTTGCTCTTGCTGTGCAGGCGGAGTAACTGGTGCAGGTGCTGCTTCTGCTACTGGTGCCGCTTCTGCTACAGGTGCGGGAGTAGGTTGCGGAACACTTTGTGCCGCAGGTTTAGCCGCTGAATTGTTTGGCGTACTGTTAGCAGTGTCAATTTGTACACCACCTGGACGATAGAAGTTACCCCATTGTTCTGGATCATACATCTGTCCATCAACACTTGCTTCAAACATCTGTGCAATCACAGCCAGTTCAGCTTCACTTGGCTGTTTAGGAAGATAATCATTTAGGTTATACAACCCATACTGATCAATTGCTGCACGTTCGTTTGCATCCAAACTACGCTCTCTGCGAGCCCAACTTGAAGTCGAATAATCAGCATACTGACCTTTGGTTGTCTTAGTAAGACGGAAATCAGTGCCTTGTTCGATGTCAGTTGGAAGTTCAACAAAGTCACTATCCATTAGCGCACCTTTGATGATGTTAAAAATGCTTGGATTGATAATAAACCTGCGGATTGGATTGTCAGGAGTAGTATCTTCTTGTAAGCTGCTTTCAGCTACAAAACCTTGGAACACATAACTGCGTTTTTTCCAATATTTACGGCCCATATCCTCCATACTAGGATCTTTGAACCAGTTGCGTACTTCTGCAAGTACAGGACAGCTACCCACTGGACCCCACATTTCGTTACATGGAACGTTTACAGTAACACGACGACTGTTAGGATCGCCTTTTACACCTGCAAATTCCAAACGAATCATCTGGCGCTCACGCCAAAAGTAAGTGTTGCTTGCATCACCATCTGGTAAGAAGCGTAGTACACTTGTTGAATTTTCTGGGATATTCCAAAATGGGAAGATAGCGTTGTCGCCTCCTCCTGAACTTGAGCT